TTTGCGAGCGACCGTCCATGACGTATCCGCCCTTCACCGTGCCAGTGTCGTAGAAGAAGATGTACCGACCTTCGTAGTGATAGCCGTGGATGCTTTCAGGCTTTAGCGCCTGCCACTGGTCACGGGTAAAGATGCCTTCGGTAATCAGCTGGACGCCGTTTTCGCCAGCCGCCACCAGGCCGTCAGGGGATGCGTAGATGGCAATCTCACCCATATCGGCAATTGATCGCGTGGACACGCAGGCCTGGTTGCTGTCGATTTCCACCGCCGACATCCCGCCAGGTGCAGAGCCAGTCATGAGAACAGGCTTGCCTTGGGTCATCACCATCAGGCCGATGCTGATCGAGGACAGGCCTACAACCTTCGACTTGGTGGTTAGCGAATACGCTCGAGGCCATGCGTGAGGCAGGTACTGCTCTGCGAAGAAGACCGACCGGCCAGAGAAGCCGGCAAGCATTCCGTTCGGCATTGCGGTCAAGCCGATCATTGGGCCATCAGGATGGTCGCCGCCATTGTCGTCTGGAGGAGCGTCCCACTCAGCTGTAGGGACAAGTTCCCCCAGGTTCTCGTCCAGCTTGTTGTCGGCGTACGTGGTCGCAGTCGATGCGATATCCGCAACGAACTGGTACTCGCCGTTGATGTTGGTGCGGTAGATGCGCCGCCTGGCCGGCTGCCCGCCAGTGTTGTAGATATAGGAAGGCGCTGACTCCGCAAATGTCAGAGTGACAGTTCCGCCGCTCTTCACTTCCAGGATGTTTGAGGCGGGAGAAGGCTGCCCTTCTTCGCCCAGGCCTGACACCCATGCGTACAAATAGGAACGCGACAGCGGCGTTGAGTCATCGGTGCCGTCAGTAGTGAGAGCCGACACCGGGGAAGCAGCCGGAGCAGTAACGCCAAGCTTGCGCGACGATGATGGCTGATACGACGGGTAGGCAGACGATGCCACCTCTGTGCCGATTGCCATGCGGGGGAAGGTTTGACCGGTCCAGTACAGCCTGTCCCACGGGTCTTCCGCGATTGGGCTAGGGACGGCGTGGACTTCAGTATTCCAGATCAGCCAGTAGCCATTACCCTGGCGGTCACGATGCTTGAAGATCGTCTTGGTTGTGCCAGGCACCGCGAATATCGCGTTGTTATGATCCGAGATAATCAGGGGTGCGCGCCATGACGACAGGCGTCCTGTGTCGAGGCGGGCGTTCGATGCGATAGTTGCTGCTGTATCTGGCAGCAGGCGCGGAGACACCTGTGGGAAAAGACCGCCAAACGTCGGAATCTTAATCGCTGCCACGGACCGCCTCCTACCTACGTATCCCCACCTCCATACTTGGGTTGTTTCTCATGTCGTTTAGCGGAAGTTCGGTCCTGCCGCAAATATCAGCCTTAGTTCTTACGCAAAACCTTCGTTCGTGAGCGAGACACTCCAATAGCGTGTTACGCTGCCAGCGGTTGAACTGAGTGTGAAAGTCGAATTTCTCACAGAGGTGGTCGCGTTAGGAAGGTTGAAAGTAATCGTTGTCCCGCTGCCACCGGTCGCAATAGACGCGGTCGCCGCAGTTGATCCTGAACGAGTCCATGTCCATGTCGCGGTCTGCGAACACGTGATCGTCTGAGTACTCGATCCATCGCCTACTGCCACTGGCGAACCCGCTGATGTGCCGCCTGCCGGCGTCCATACAGCCGCGTTGCTCTTGCCATACAAGTTCGACATTGATATCGCCCCAGATGCCACTCCGGCCAACGTCCGCACCGCAGCGTCATTCAACGAAATTGAGGCTGTGCTAGATAGCCCAAGTTCCGTGTTGACTTGCGACAGGGAAATCGCGCCGGAGGACTGGAGCGTCATCCGTTACGCCTTCGGCAGCTGCTTGCTCGCCTGCTCGAAAACCTTCCGCATGATCGGGTCGGAAACGCGGTGCGGCATTTCACCAAGAGCGGCGAAGATCGTGTTCAGTTCTTGAACAGTGACTTCAATCGTCACTGCCTTGTTGTTGGCGTCAAGCTTGTCGAGTTCTGGATTCATGCAGGTTCTCCTTCAAGGGTGGGCGCTTCAGCAGGCGGTGACCAGGGGAACTGGCCATCGGCCACTTCCTGCACAGGAACCTTCTTGTCCTTGATCTGGCGCATGATCTGCGAATCGATGTGATCCTTGTACGGGCCGACAACGATAGCCTGAATCCAGCTGAGAACCTGCGTTTCGGTCAGGTTTTCGTACGACGTGAAGTTCGTCATATCAACGTCTTCCGACTTAAACGGCGTAGCACCGTTGAAGATTCCGTCATCTCCGTCTTCGTCCGTCCCGGTGCAGGTCCAGTATGTCTGGACAATTACGCTGGACAGGTCGTTAACGTCTGCTTTCTTCAGGGACTTCAGCGCCCACGTGTATGTCAAAGCCATTAGTCTTACTCCTAGTGCAGTCTCGACTTGATCGTCGATACTTCGTTTTCAAGTTCTTTGATAGCCTCAATGAGAACGCCGACAATGTTGCCGTAAGCAACCGAAAGCGTGTCGTCATCACCGATGCCTTGCTGGACAACCTGCGGCAGCACTTCGAGCATTTCCTGCGCGATAACACCAACGCCGGCTTCACCAGTATCTGTCCGGGTATAGGTGACCCCGCGCATCCGACCGACAAGGCCGAGTGCGTCTGTTACGGTAATGATATTTTCTTTGAGGCGAGCGTCCGAATAGGCCGTGACATTGCCGGCCATTGTCAGGTTGCCGCTCATGTCCATCTGAAGACGGTTGGCAGCTGCTGACCAGCCACCAATGCGGAACACATTGTCGTTGTCTAGCCCCATGTTCACGGCATAATGACCGCCGCGATGGAAGGCCATGATGGCCCCATTGGCCCCTGTTGAGTAGATATTCAAGGCTACGCCGGCAGACCCAGCGGTACTTCCGTTACCGTTGATTAGGGAGTATCCCGCTGGATTAAGGTAATACGTGCTGTCGTCTTTGTCGGAAAAGACGCTTGCGTAGCAGTTGTTGACGTTATTGATGTCTCCGCCACCGGCATGGATGCCGCCATATAGCCAGTTGGGTCCGGCTGAGTAAACGCCGCTCGGATGCCACGAAGCATTACCTGTACTGCCGACATTGCCGTTACCCTGGTAAGAGTAAGACAACACTGCATTTAGATTAGATGTGCTGGTAGGGTCGCTATAGAAGCCAGTGTTTTGGCTGTCATAGAAGATCGGTGCGCGCATACTGTGGTATGACTCGGCATATCCACCGCCACCGTTCATCATGACATTTCCATTTGATGAATGGTTTAGATAAATATGGTAACCGGCGTTCTTGCTGTCCAGATGCAGATTGCCATTAGATGCGGCCACTGTAGCCATATCCGAATTCGCACCATTTCCGCCGACTCTAAGAAACGCCGCCCACGAAGGATTCGGGCCAATGACAATGGCGTCGTATAAGGCGGAGGTGCTGTCGGGATTTAAGTAGTATGCCGAGTTAGCGGCATCTGAGAACTTCGTTGCATACAGTTCGCCGCTGCCAGGGTTGACATCATAAGTAGCAACGGAAAACCAGGAATTGAATGTGCCAGCATCGCCCTGTCGAGTGCGATAAGACAGCTTGTTCCCGTTGCCAGAGTACGGCGCATTTAGCTGAAGGCTGTACCCTCCATCGCCTAAACGTACGATTGGGCCGGTATGCGGCGCATTGAGTGAGTAGGTAAACCCAGTCGAGTTCGCATCCATCGTGTTGGCGTCAAGGCTAAAGCCTGAGTAATACACAGCGTTCGTTGTTGGACGCCCGCCAAGATTAAGGGCGCTTAGGACGGAGGTTGCGTCAGGATCGACGTAGAAAGCAGTGTTGGGGCTATTGTAGAAAACAGGCGCGCGAAGGCTTACGCTGGACGTAACAAATCCAGATGGACCAAATTCATATGAAGAACCGTCAAAATAAATATATGACGACGCGCCATTGCTTAAATAAATAGCGCCGGTTGTAGGAGTTCTGGCAGCGGTGATATCTCCGCCGTTTATGTAAAAACCAGTGGTTACGCCGAGAACGCCTGGGTTTAGGGTCAGCCTAGACAGATTGCTTGTGCCGGCAGGGTCGAGGTAGAAAGCGGCGTTGTCGCTATCTTTGAAGACCGGCGCTTGAAAGTCCGTGGCCGCTGTAATGCTGACATCGCCGTTGTGCCAGAAACGCCGCCACGCGGTGTCTGTGCCGCCCGTTTTGCGGCGCATATAAAGACCGTCTGCGAAGAACGGTATCGCCAGCGTTGCGCTGTAGTACGTGGCGGCGTCGCCATGACCCATTCGCAAACCGTAATACCAGCCCGCGTCAGGGTTGAGCGTGGTGTTGCTGATCTCGTTCCAAACCTGGAGACCGCTACTGACTGCGCCAGTGTTGGCATACAACGCGCCTGCCGACCCAGAGGTCGCAGCACTGCCAGTTGTCGAACCAGACGAGCCGGTGACGCTGATTCCCCACGTACCGCTCGCGCCGCCTCCGGTAAGCGATGGCGAGTAGTTGGTGTAGTTCGTATTTGTAAGAACTGTCTTCCACGGCTGCCATGTACCGCCGTCAGTATTGTTCCGGAACTCCATGGTTCCCGTGTAATGAAATCGCTGTTGGACCGTGTTAGTCGATCCGCCGGCACCCGCCGCAATAATGGTATGGCTATCGCCCGCATTCACCTGCTTCCAAACGCCAAGTCCGGTTGCGCTATCGATGCTGGCAGCGGCAATGTCGCCACGGTTGATAAAATAGTTCGTCGTATTCGACAGGCTGCCGGCGCTGCCAGTGACGCTGCCAGTGATTGTGTTGGCGACAGTCAGGCCGAGAAGATTAGATGTCCCAAACGGGTTGGTGTAGTAATTCGAGTCATTGCTGTCGTTAAAAACCGGCGCATTGAACGAGGTAGTGGCTGTAACAATGCCACTACTTGCAATGCGCATACGCTCAGTTCCGCCGGTCGCAAATAGAAGCGTATCGTTTGCGTTAATACCCGCCCATGAATACTGAGTAGAAACAGTTTCATTTGCTGATGTGACCTTTAGTCCATCATCAAAGGCATTTGTCGTATTGTTAGCGCCTTTAACCTGAACGCGAGAGGTAGTTACTGAAGTCGTCCCGATCCCGACGTTGCCGCTGCTGTCGATACGCATACGCTCGGTAAATGTAGAGCCGTCTGCCGGAGCAACGCCAAAAGCCAAAAGGCCTCCGCTGGCCCATGATTGATAAACGTCGGTTCCTGTGGCGTATGTTGCGAAATGGCCGGTTGAAGTCTTGGCGAGTATCTGAGTTGTAGGGCCAGAACCTCCGATTTGTATACGGGAAGAACCAACCCCCGCAGAGGATGTCGTCCCGACCAAAAGGTAGCCGCTGGCGTCGAGGCGCATACGCTCGGTGCCAAGCGCGTTGAACACCGCCCTGCTGCCATCAAGCACCAGCGGTGCATAGTCGCTGTTGCCATTGTTTGTGGAAAGAACGGTTACACCGCTGGCAGCCGCCCCCGGAAGCACATTCAAACGGTCGCCAGTACCGTACACAAAAAAGTTACTTCGTATCCGGGTCGCGCCATTGACATCCAAAGGGACACCCGGCGCGCTCGTCCCGATCCCGACGTTGCCCCCGGTGATGAGGCGCATACGCTCGGTGCCGTTAGTTTGAAAGATGGTGTCTAAACCGCCCGCAGCGTTGATCACCAGATTGGTGCCGTAGTTTGTCAGAGTGTCGGCGATGACCGATCCGCTGCGCGAGGTGATGCTCCCGGATACGTCAAGCGTGGTCGTTGGTGCAGTGTTTCCGATCCCGACGTTGCCGCCGCTGGGGTTCAGGAGCAAGTCCGCACCGACGCCGTTCGAAAGTACGTTGATGACGCCCCGCCATGTGCCGTCGAGGAGGTAACCCATCCGCAACTGGTAGGCAGCGTTGTCTGAAGCCTCCCCGATTGCGGTCTGCAAGCCGCCCGTGGCGGAAGTTGGGTTCGTTGTCGGCACAATGGAAAGCCGCGCAGTCGGTGCACTCGTCCCGATCCCGACGTTGCCCGCGCTGGTGATACGCATTACCTCAGCACCACCCTTGCTGAAGGCAATCGTGTCAGCAGCCGGAGACCACATGCCGGTGTTGAGGTCGCCCGTGAACGTGTACGACGGCGTACCGACAGCACCCAGGCTGGCAGCAATGCTAGTTGCACTGGCAACGCCGAGGGTGGGTGTAGTCAGCGAAGGCGATGCAGAGTTCGCCTTCGTTGCCAGTTCAGTGTTCAGCGCGCTGAAGTTGTTATCAACCTCAGTGTTGGTGAGAGGCGAACCCTTAGCGGCTCGCAGCGTAATAGTAGCCATTTATAACTCGCCTCAAACCAAATTAGGCAGCGGCCAGCGTCACCGTCCAGGTAATGGTCATGGTGTCGCCAGCATCCTTGTTCACGACGCTGAAGACCGTGCGGCACAACATCGTGCCAGACGAAGCGCCGTTGAAAAGTCCGGCTTCCGTGACAGCGCCAGTGCCAACGCCAGGGCCAAAGGTCGCTACGTACGCAACCTGCGCACCCGTCACCGTGGTGGACGTAAGGGCGGAGCGGCCAAGTTCACTAATTAGCGCAGACTGACCGGCAGCTGCGGCAGTCGTGCCAGACCCAACAGCCATGTGCGACATGGCGGCGGCGGTGGCATCCTTCATGCGGCTCGAGATGAAGCCAAGGCCGGCTGTGACGACAAGGTTCTCAACCTCAACACTGGTCTTCAAGTTGCCATTAGCGTCGAGGAGTGCAATCGCCAGACGGCCCGTGGCTTTGATGCTTTCAAGAGTGTTCATGATCTACCTCAAAAAGTTCTGTAAGTTCCCACGTAGTCTTCTGCGAAGTACGTACCGCTCGTATACCCTTGGCTCATAACAGAGCCACCATCTGATGTCGATGCAATATCAGAGGAAGCCTTGCCGGCAGTCTTGGACGCGGCATCTGATGAAGTCGCCAGATCAGTTCTTGCTCGAAACACACTTAGGGTGGCGAAGTCGGATGCCTGCGCAGAGTCCACAATGCTCTTTATTATTCCGCGAACAATAGCATCCGCGACGCTGGAACTTTCACTTGCGCTGCGCTGACGCACCATCGAGATGACCGCCGCATCGCCAGCAATAAACGCATCAGCAAACTGTTTTGTTGTACTGCGAGCAACTGTCTCGGCGATTGACGCGGTGTCGCTCAATTGCCGCGTGTAGGTCATGACCCTAGTGAGAATATCCTGCGCAGTGGCGACTTCAGATCGGTTTTTAAAGAACGACCAATTAGCATCATCGTCCGCCGCCGCGCCGTTCACGTCGTCCGTAACCCTGGCGAGGTCCGACAATGTCTTCATCAGAGAGCGCACAGCAGCGTCTCCAGCCACGGGGGCATCTGAGGCAGCCTTGGCAAACGCTCGCGTTGTGGCGTCGCTGGTGCTTAGTCCGTCAATGTACGAACGGGCATAAACCACCGTTCTCGAGAACACATCGGATGCACTCGCCGACTCAAAGCGGCTGCGGAAGAACGACAGGTTCGCGTTGTCGTCTACCCCCGCCTGGTTCGTGTCGTCCGTTGCTGTTGCAGGATCAGACAGAACCTTCAGTACTGTGCGGATTTCATCATCCGTAATGGCCACAGTTTCAGTGGCCGACTTGCCGAATGTCCGCTGATACAACTCAGATGCCGTGAAGGCGTCTAGGTACGCGCGGAGGAAGATCGTGACGCGGGTCAGCACGTCACCGGCAACAAAGGAGTCTGACCGGGATGTGGTCAAACCTTTCACCGCCGCATCGGAAATCGCAGAAATGTCCTGGCGCACTTTTCCAAGTGACTTGGTACTTACGTCAGAAGCCGTAGTGGTATCCGTCAGGCCTTTGCCAAACAGGCGGCTCACCGTGTCGGACGCACTGAAGGCGTCAGCGACTGCCTTGCTAAACAGCCTGACCGCCTGGTCGCTGACCTGCGCTGCGTGGGACAGACCCTTGAGGAAGGAGCGGACGGCAGTGTCGATGGCGGTGAGCGTGTCGCCACGGCTCAAGGCAAAGATGAACTCGCCCAGTTCCGCCTCGATCCGAATGCGGATGTAGTTAGCCGTCGCCACCATCGAGGTCGCGCTGGCCTGTGCTGTCAGGAATGCGGCTACGGCTTGCGCAGCAAGCGTCTGGTAATAGGTCGATGTCGTCAGAACGGAGAACGCGCTCTGCGCCTTCAGGACCGCATACGTTGCCGCCGCCCTCAGCTTCTGTGAAGCATCGAAGGCGTTCATTAGAACTGCTCGCGCACCTGCAATTTCAGGAGGTCATAGACGGTCTGTATTCCGCCAAGAGAAGTCGTAACCTCCACCTCCGCCTCGTACAGGCCTGCGGTATCAAGGGTAGTGCTGGCGAACATAAAGACGACCTTGCCGTTGATGCCGTCCGTTACCTGGCCCGTGATCGTGTCCTTCAGTGCCGTTCCGCCGATTTCACGAATCTTCAGGCGGACAGTCGCAGCCACCAAGTTCACGATTGCCCAGGTCGTCGGGTCTTCCGTGTCCAGCGTCTTGCCTGACGCGGCAGTGTTCTGGTCGCGGATCGTCAGCTGAAGCTGCGGGAGCGTGTCACCCTGGACAAGGTTGATAGTCTCTGAATAAGCCATTACCCAAACTCCCGCGCAGTCACAGTGAGCGAGGCACCGCTATGGCCGTACTTCGCCTGGCGGATCGCAGCCGACACGCCGCGCTCGTAGATCATGTTGTTTGCCTGCGCTGGGCCACCATTCGCCCAAGTAGCACCCGCCATCATCTGAAGACGAAACAGAGCGCCACTGACCAGCGTCTCGCGATGCTCGAGGCCAATGGTGTCTGGGATAGAGGTAGACGCCGTGGTCGGCTTCAAGGTGTAAAGAACCTTGAGCGTCTCTCTGGCGTCTGGCGCTGGGCCAAGCAGTAGATTGCTGTTGTCGTACTGGGAGAAGTAGCCAGGCGCAGACCTGGTGCTTGCCAGTTCGTTGCGGATGTACGCATCCTCGTACGGAAGCTTCGTCAGTTCACGCCCACTACGGAGTACCTTGCTGACGTGGTTCGGCTCCGTGCCGGTCGGCGCTTCCAGTTCGTATTCCACGATGCCGGGAATGACGATAAGCGACAGCGGCTCTGCCTTGTACGCCCCAGTCCGGGCGCAAAAGTCGATGCACGTATCGCGGATCGCACGTTCAGCGGTGAACTCCGGGCAGCCAGCCACCTCAGACAGCACGTAAACGAACAGGTCGCTGTACTTCACTGGCGTATCACCCCAGGCTGCTGCGCAATCATGTTGTCGTTCAGGCCACCGTCAGCCTGCGTCTTGATGCCAAGAGCATTGCCGAAGGCCTGGAAGAACAAACCGGCACGGTTGAGGTTCGCGAACTCGCTGTCCTTCTGGTACGAGCGGTACATCATGTAGTCCATGATGGCGTTCGCGTAGATGTCGTCGATGCTGATCACCTGGGTGTCGCTGGTGAAGTTGCTCACCAACAGGTCTGCCGGGGACGTGGCGTAGACGATCTCGATCTGGTTCGTTACCGCCGGCTTCGGGAACAGGTAGAACACCTTCGGATCGATGGCGTCGTAGACGAAATGCTTCACGCCCGTCGCATCAACAGGCGTCTCCCACCAGTTGGGCAGCTGCACATCCAGAATCTTGCGGTCCACCTTCGTGATGGCGCGACCATCCTTGTTACGTAGAACATTGATAAGGCGCAATCCGTCAGCAGCCAGCGTCTGCTTGGCAGCTGCTACGCACGTGTGGGTGGTATTGACCGTCTTCGCGTCTGGACGGAACAGAACGACCTGCCGCTGTGCGTCGTTTAGGTAGTTCAGCAATTCCTGCTGAGTCCAACGCACGAACGTGGGGTCTTGCAGCGTGACCGCCACGCGATTGATCAGGTCAATGGCTTTGGTCGTTGGCATTCAGTTCACTCCCACTCGATAACTTCGAGGTCTGCATTACCGCTATACAGTGGATTCCAGGACCACTCCACCCCAGTCCGAATGTTGCGTACAGTTTTCGGACAACGGTCCTTCTTCGCGGTCTGGGACGTGACAGGCTTCGGCTTGCCCTTCATCGTCTCGAAAGACTTTACCTGCTCAATTAGGTCATCAAGGCGGCGACGCTTATCGATTTCAAAGGCAAACTCCTTGCGGGCATACGCCTCAAGTTCGTCCTTGTTCATCTGATCGATAGTCTTATCCATGATTCCCCTCTTTGGTTCACTCGGCTTAGGAGGAGGCAGGCGACTTCCAACACCTGCCACCACCTAAACGGAGTGAGGGGGAGGTTGCCCTCCCCCTCTGGCCGATTAGGCCGTGGTCTTCAGCTTGAGGGTCACAAGCGCGTTGGGAACAACGACCTTGTAGCCATACACCTTCAGACCGCGAATGCCGTCACCGAAGGTATCGGTGAGACGGACGGTTTCCGTCTTCACGAACTGCGACGCAAAGCACGTCGCCTTCGGGTGACCCGCGAGAGCCATCGTCTTCCCAGCGTCACCGCCCGAGCCAATGGCCAGGAGGTTCGACTGATAGACGGTGAAGCGGTCGATCATGCCAACCTTGCCGTTGCGGATGGGCGAAACGCCGTCACCGGTCAGGTAGGCAAGCTTGAGGTCCGTCTTCTTCAGCATCTCGACGTAGAGCGGCGAGAGAACGATGAAACGATCCGAATCCGGAATGTTCAGTTCGTCCAGCTTGCGGCCTGCTTCGAGAACGTGATCAAGGATGTTCGACACCGAAACCGATGCCTTGTCCAGGATCGTGGTCGCGCCGGTAGCGATGTTACCAAGCACGTCCGTCTCAACAGCGATACGCATCTGTTCGGCAGCATCCTTCGATGCTTCGTTCTGGAAGGCGATGTCGGCCTGAACCTTCAAGATGTCATCCACCTTGAAAGCGTACGACTTCGCCTTGTCGATCATCAGTTCGATGACCTGCGTGGTCACATCAGCGTACGACACGCTGCCCGTGTAGTCGCTGACCGTCACGTTGGGAACGGTACGGATGTTGACCTTGTTGCCCTGGCCGCTGATCTCACCTTCATAGTCGGTGTTGCTGATCTGCGGAAGGACCGAAGAAGCGTAGAACTTCGCCTGAAGCTTCTTCGAGAAGATTTCAGGAATGAAGTTCGCAGCGGACGTAGTACCAGTAGTAGCAAAAGCGGGCATATTAAGACCTCATAATCACAACAGTTGTTTTTTAACGGACTCGCCCATCCAGATACGCTTGGTCGATTTCACCCTGGCGCTTCTCAAATTCATTGAGAGGCATCCGTGTGATCTCCTCACGTGTCCAGACTCGCTTGCCCGAGTTCGGGTCCGGTTTCCTCGCCTTGGGCATTGATGGTTCTGCAACCCTTC